AGAAAACGTTCTTTGCCTGTTGTGCGTTAATAGCAACGTTAATAATATCAATAGCATCTCCAGATGGTTTTCCATAATACGATGCTGGATCTTTAAGACATAAAAGTTTATATACTACATATGCACAGGCTACTGTTGATACAAAGTCTTTTCCACTACCCTTGCCAAGTTGCAAAATAATTTCATTTTTAGTATATTTTGAAAAATAAGCAGATCCTTCTGCCTCACCCATAATTTCTATTAAATCTTCTTTACGATAAATCTGACTCATTGCCTCAACAATGTCATATTGTATGTCAGATAGTTGTGGTTGGCCTAGATAGTCTGGAGACTCAACAAATGTCTTTGCATTTACTGGTGTCTCTGCAAAGTGATTTTCTTTTAATACTTCAAAAAAATCATTGAACATCGTGGACAACTGTAATCACTTCGCCTTCTTTAGCAATTGCTGAAAGCCTATGCATAATAATGTCACGAACCTCTGGATGAGATGATGCAATATCTCTAAGAATTCCTACAAGAACTTCTTGCCTACGTTCAATCTCAACCATTTCTTCTGCAACTTCTTTGTTCTCAAGAAGACCAGCCTTTTGTAACATATCAATTCTTTTAGACTCAATATCCATAACCAGTTTAATGCCTGCTGTTTTTGCACTAAGATTGCTCGTTAAACTTGATTCATCAATAACTTCATATGCCTTTGTAATAAGTTTTGTGTAGTGCGTGTCTGCACCAACTAGTGCTTCTTTGGCACGAGCACGAATAGCATCGTTTGCAGATGCCATAACTTTCCATTCATTAATTAATTGAACAACACGAGTACGTGGAATTTCAAGTTCTTTGGAAATAACTGTTGGGTCATTACCTTTTAAGTATTCAGTTACGACAGTATTAACTTGGTCTAAGTGATCTACTAAATCTTTTTCAGTTGACATTTTTTTCCTTTGCTATTTTAAGCAAAACCAAATATCCAATAAGGTCATCAATATCGTTGTCTCCAACGTATTCAGTGCCTTTCATTAGTCTACTTAACTTATCATCAATCCTGACTCTAAGTTGTTCTGCTGGATCTGCCTTGCTAAAAATTCTAACAGGATCTAGCGCAGAATCTCCGTATGCAATATTTTTTTCAATAAGCATTTGTGCTATTGAGTGACACGTTTTCCAAATTTCATTACCAGATGGCGCACCAATAGAATTTAAATATAAGTCTTGACAACTAAATTCTTCAACGTCTGCAAACACTGGCTTTAATTTCATCGTTTAGATTTCCTTAGTCCAAATTTTGCAAGGTAGACATAAATAGTTTCCACTGTACATCCACACTCCTTTGCAATCTCTTCTGGAGTCTTCTTATCCATAACATAACGTTTACGCATAAAAATCTCTGAGGTATATAGTTTAGCAGCCATAATGTTATTTGTCAACCCCTACTGCTTTGTCCCAATTATTAATAGCCCAATGGCCGATGCCACAAGCGTCAGCAACGTCATTATCGTTAATAGTTTTATCATAGTTGATTTCAATTAATTTCATAGTCCTTTCTTTTCTAAATTGTCTTTCATATGTTTTATACCAAGAGTCTGACTTGCCAGGATTTTTTGATCTAAGAAATAATTGCTCTTCTTTCGTTAGTCTTTTATTTCCAAGATAATTCTGCCAAGTAATTGGAGAAACTTTTCCAATAATTTTAATGCCATACATGGCAGCAGCGCCTAGTAGTGCTCCTTGAACTAATGCAAGATCAGCAGCAGTTTTTGGACTATTCATAAATACTGTGTGTTCAATAACAATGGCATCTGTTTCTATTACAGCATCAAAATAGGCTAATGTTTTTCTTGCTGCATCACCAACTTTTTCATAAATGTCTTTACCTTCAAAATTAATTTTACCAAATTGATTTAATTCTTTATCAACAAAAAGTGCATAAGCAAGACTATTAGTGCTAGCGTCAATAGCACATATTCTTTTTGGATTACCAGTTTTGTTCATAATCAATAATTCCTTTTAATTGTTTTAACATTTTTTCTACTTCTTTTTTACTTACATTACAGTTAGAGCAAAATCCAGAATCATTATAAATAGAAAGATCTGTTCCACAACCACCAAGACAAACTCTTTTTTTGCCTTTTCTTCTTTGTCTGCGAGTTATCTGATAGCGCTCTGCTATCTTTTGTTTTGTAGCATCTTCTCTACATTCTTCTCCACAATAGATTTGATAACTTACTTTGGGTTCAAAGTGATTATCACATCTTTCACATAGTTTCACTTAACCCCTCCAGGGACTTAAGTTTAATCACTCCAGTTCCTGCATCTGCACATGCCTGTTGAATAGGACATGTTTTACAGATCTTTGAGTTTGAGCGATAATTTTTTGTAGGCAATGTACGATCTACCCAAGCCTTGCGAACATCACGCATCCACTGAAAAGTATTGTCAATCCATTGACGATAGTAATCGTCTACTTCAACTGGAAGAACTAAGAGTTCATGATTATTTTTATTTTCATAAATTAAAACACCCTTTTTCTTTCCAAGAATTTTCATATAAATAAGTAATTGAATAAGATGTCCAAGTTTTGGTTTCATAGAATTCTTACGATACTCAAAACCTTCATTAAGCATTGTCTTAATTTCACCAACAATATCTTCACCTTCCCATTCAATCATGGCATCCCCATAGCCAAAGATTGGTGGATCATCGTATCTAATTTTAAACTCTGTTGTTGGTTGATTGTCGTCATCTTTAAATATTTTTGCTACTCCAGCGTTCATCATTGCTGACTGAATTCTTCCATGTGAGAGAGTTCCAGCAGTCATATTTGCTGCGCCGTATGCATCTGCGTTATCTTCAAACGTTGCTCCATCAAATGCTAAATACCAATATCTTGGGCATTCTCCATGGCTATATGCAATTGTTGAAGGAGCAAAGGTTTTCTTTGTTTGAAACTTTGGTCCACGATTAATAACATATCCAGATTTTATTTTTTCAATCAAGGCATCTGAATCAAGTATATTGTTTTTATTAGAAACACTCTTTATCATAACGCTCTGTAGTAAGTTTTTTGTCATTTTTATCCCTTGTTTATATTTAAGTATACCAGTTAGCGCATTATGTACTTGAGTGCTGATACTAGATCGTTAATTGATTGTGCTGCCGTAAAGTATATGTTTTTCTTTGCCCTGTCAGATTTATCAACGTTAGCCATCCAAGTGGCTTTAAATGACATCTTTGCAGCAATAGCCTGTAGTCTTACTATTTCAAGACTGGCAGCCTGCAGGGGAATGTCTGGTTTAATAATAATCTTTGCAATCATAGTTAATGCAACAGTCAACTCTTCATCTTGCATATAGTCTGCAATTTCTGTTAACCCATTAACCATATCAAGTGTTGTTTTTTGTGGTCCTGTATCAGACATTTTTATCCCCCTCTGTTAATTGTTCTAGCATGTCCATTTCAATTATAGCAAGTCTTACTTTTGTGTTACCTTCTCCAAGAATAACAACTATTGCTGGAGATTTATCCCTACCAGCCTGGATTGAGTCTGTAACAACTTTAGCCCAAACATCTTTATTAAGAGTAAATGATTTGCTGGCTTCTTTAAAGTCAACAACAAAGTCTCTCCAAGTTGCATCACCCTTTTGAGTGTTACGACCAGAGTTTTTATGTTGCTTTGCCCCAATTCTTTTTGACTCATTTTTTTCACTCATTAATAAAATCCTTTTTCTTTTTCTTTTGTGGGATTAGTCCAACTTTTGAAATATGTTTTTTTGAACACATCCATGTTGCATCTCCCGTTTCAATCCAATATCTTAAAGATGTTACTTCTTCTTGACAAGTTTTACAAGGAAACTTACCAGGGTATACAGAAAACTTTTTATCAAGCATTAATTATTTTTGACTTAAGTTGCTCTTGCAACTCTAAATCTTCCTTAACCCTATTAATAAAGCCATCCCGTCCCTGTACCTTTGTACCATCGTCTAGTTGATACCAAGCGCCAGTTCTATTGACAAGCCCCATTGATTCTGCAGTATCAACAAGGTCGCCAATTGCATCAAGCCCAATGTCATCACCTCTGAAATAAAAGTCATACTCTCCAGATTGGAAGCCTGGTGAAGTTTTAGAGAATTGAAGTTCCCAGCGAATCTTTCTACCAGTCTTTTCTTCAATTAATTTATCTCCAACTTTAATCTTACCCTTAATTGCTTGGTTGTCTGATTCGGAAGAAAATAATTTTATAATGCAAGATGAATAAAACTTAGTAGCCTGTCCACCAGAAGGTTGTTGGCTTGTGTACATTGCATTAATGTTATTTCGTGATTGAGAAATAAGAACTAGCAATGTTGGTTTAACTTTGTTGTTAGCATAGTTTAACATTTTCCAAGCATTACTAAAATCACGAGACTCTGCACCAATTTGTTTGGTGTTCTCAAGAGCCTTCATTTCATCTGAGTCTTTTTCAAAATATATTGCAGGAAGCATTGATGTAATAGAGTCTATAACAATTAAATCTACTCCAGCATTCATTAATCCAACACCAACATCAACCATATCACTAATTGTTCTTGCTTGTGAGTAAATTAATTTTGTTGGATCTACTCCTAGTTTCTTTGCCCAGTCTTCAGAATAAGACATTTCTGAATCAATCCATGCACAAACCTTGCCTTCTTTTTGTGCTAATGCAATCATTTGCAAACACATTGATGACTTGGCTGAAGACTTGCTTCCCCAAATAAGAACTTGACGACCATAAGGAAGTCCACCACCAAGGGCACGATTAAGTCCAAAACTTGGAGTTGGTTGATACTCAAAGGTAATTCCTTCTCCTGTGCCTAAGCGCTTACGCAATCTAGGATCTAGTTGTGCTAATACATCTTCTACGCTAACTGACATTTACATCCTCCATTATCACTGTGCCATCTTTTGTTTTGCCAAAACTAAATTTGTAAGCATTTCCTTCTTGAATATGCATATATGCTTTTGGAAATGCAGTTGGAAAGACTGTAACAGAGTGTAAGTCTCTTGCTGTATCTGCTAAAGTAAGCGACGCCATTTTCTTTCCAGTTTTTGTAATTCTTGATTTAAAGGAAACAACAAACATTTCATCATCTTTATAAGGCAATTGTTTATAGTTTAAGAATTTTACAAGTGCTTCTGAAGAACCCTTGAGTTCATCAACTGGTATTGCAGACAAGATACGATTATCGCTTGCTAAGATTAAACACGTCTTTCCAGTTTCAATCTTTGTCTGTTCATCATCAAAGATTCCAACACTACCAGTCTTATCAAGTATTTCAACTCTTGACCAACCCTTACCACGCTTAATAGATTTAACCATGCCCATTAGAATAAAAGATCCTTTTTCTTCAAAATCTTCAATTGATTGAATAAAAGCATGATAGTGTGAAGGAACTGTAATATTGAATTCTGGAAGGTTTAGATATTCATATAAGTTTTCTTTAATCTCATTATCATTACGTGGATTGTCAACAAAGGTTGCTGCTCCAGTTAACCTCAATGCGCTTAGCGCTCTGCTGTTTACTCCATTGCCTTTGGTAAAAGTAAACTCTTCAAGTTCTTTATAAGTACTAAATGGTCTTGCTGCAATATATTTAGATGCAATATTATCTGAAATAAATTTAATTCCAGTTAGTCCAAAACGAATTCCCTTACCTTCAATTTTAAAGT